GTAAGGTAGTTCAGGATGATGAACTATCAGACTATGTAAAGTTTAGATTATGGTTAGCTAGACAAAGAGCTATGGCTGCATACAAAAAAGCCCACGCTTGAGTGGGCTTTTTTATGGGTGTGAATAATTATGAGCTTGCGTAGACAAATTCACCAGTTGTTGGATTATAGTAACAGGGTTTAAATCCGGCAGCGGCCATACCACTTGCGGCGCCACCATCACGCACAGGTTTCACTGTGAATGTATCGGTTGTTGTTTGATTCAAGGCAGCGCCACTGGCATTGATGATGATTGATCTGGCGCCTTGAGCAGTTGCGCCTGCGCCTTGACCAATGGCAACTGCCCCTGCGCCTTGAGTGGTTTGGCCAGCACCAAAACCAACGGCCACTGCACCAGCACCTTGTGTGGTTTGACCGGCGGCTGTGCCAACGGCCACTGCCGCCGTGCCTTGTGTGGTTGTTCCAGCAATATTACCAATGGCCACTGCACTATCACCTTGTGTAGTTTTTCCAGCCTCGATACCAACGGCCACTGCACCACCACCTTGTGAAGTTTGACCGGCCGCGTTACCAAATGCCACTGCATTTGCCGCTGTATCTTTTATCACTGCACCGTTTGTTAGTGTTACTGAACCACCACCACTTCCATCAGTGCTAAGAGTTGCTCCACCGGGCGTAGTACCGTTTGATATTTTAAGAGTTGCTGTTACAGTATCGTAGAATATTTCACCTGTTCGGCCCACATAGGTTGTGGCTGATTTGGCAATGGCTTTGGTAGTGAGTTTGCGAGTTGTCATTGTAAGATCCTTAATGGACATACAATGAGTGTGCAAGAAGCAGAGTATGTTTTGTACTGTTATTTAGCTCAAAACTTGTCAACGGATGTGCGGGCTTTTTTATTGGCAAAATAAAATCAAAAAACTAGCAGATAATCATTGACCTTGCTAAATAAAAAGCGCATAATAACATATGTGCATAAGGCATATAAACATTTTAGGCATAACATAGGAGGCATTTAAAATGGCATCATTAGCAGAAATTCGTGCAAAACTTCAAGAAGCACAATCAAAGTCCACCGGACAATCCACAGGCGGTGGAGACAACGCAATTTACCCACATTGGAACATGCAAGAAGGCAAGGAAGCGGTTATCCGTTTGCTACCCGATGGCAACTCTGCCAATACATTTTTCTGGGTAGAACGTGCAATGATCAAATTGCCGTTCGCAGGCATCAAAGGTGAAACAGACAGTCGTCCAGTTCAAGTTCAAGTTCCTTGTGTTGAAATGTACAACGACGGTACAGTTTGTCCAATCCTCAGCGAAGTGCGTGGTTGGTTTAAAGATAAATCATTGGAAGAGATGGGTCGTAAGTATTGGAAAAAGCGTTCATATATTTTCCAAGGCTTTGTTGTTGAAGATCCTATCAAGGAAGATAAACAGCCCGAGAATCCAATTCGCAGATTTATTATTGGTCCTCAAATCTATCAAATTATCCGTTCAGCACTGATGGATCCAGAGTTGGAAGAATTGCCAACTGACTATCTCAAGGGTGTCGACTTCCGTATTGCTAAGACATCGAAAGGTGGCTTTGCTGACTATTCTACTTCAAAGTGGAGTCGTCGTGAACGTTCTGTGACAGAAGTTGAAGCAGCAGCCATTGAAGCCCACGGCTTGTTTAATTTAAGCGACTTCCTACCTAAGAAACCTACTGATGTAGAACTCAAGGTAATGAAAGAAATGTTTGAAGCATCTGTCGATGGGGAAGCCTACGACATGGATCGTTGGGGTCAATACTTCAAACCAGCAGGTATGGGTTCCGCAACAGGAGATCCACATCGTGCAACAGCTAATACATCAACACCGGCTGCTAAAGTCAGTGAAGATTTTGATGATGAGTCTGCTCCGGCAGCTAAGGCTGCACCAGCGGCAACTCCAGCATCAGCTGATGGTGCTAGTCGTGCGCAAGACATCCTTGCCATGATTCGCAATCGTCAGAAGTAATTAAGCTAAACATAGAGTGCGGGGTAATCTCGCACTCTCTTTCATTTCTAGGAAAATAATAATGGCAAAACTAACTAAACTAGCAAAAGTAAACGAATCAATCACTATCAATCGTTATGACAACGCTTGGATGGTTGAAATTGGTGGACGTGATAAAAAAGAAGAATGGAAGAATTCTAAAACAGTCTGCAACACAGAAGAAGAATTAATTGCGTTGATCAAAGAGTACAATGCAATGGACCTGGACAATTAATATGGCAAAAGCATTTGATATTTCTAAATTTAGAAAGTCAATCACTAAATCAATTGATGGTTTAAGTATTGGCTTTAACGACCCAACCGATTGGGTTAGTACAAACAACTACGCATTAAACTATCTTATTAGCGGATATTTTGATCGAGGTATTCCACTAGGCAAGGTCACTGTGTTTGCTGGCGAAAGTGGTGCAGGTAAATCATTTATCTGTTCAGGCAATCTAGTCAAGAACGCACAGGCGCAAGGTATCTATCCTATCTTGATCGATACAGAAAATGCGCTTGATGAAAAATGGCTACATGCTCTAGGCGTTGATACAAGTCCGGATAAGTTGTTAAAACTTAACATGGCCATGATCGATGATGTGGCAAAGACTATTACAGAGTTCATTGCAGAATACAAAACAATGGATGAAGCAGATCGTCCTAAGATCCTGTTTATTATTGATTCATTGGGCATGTTGTTGACACCTACAGATGTTAATCAATTCCAAGCAGGTGATATGAAAGGTGATATGGGTCGTAAGCCTAAAGCACTGACAGCACTTGTTCGTAATTGTGTTAATATGTTTGGCGCTTATAACATTGGCATGGTTTGTACCAATCATACATATGCAAGTCAAGACATGTTTGATCCAGACGACAAGATCAGTGGCGGTCAAGGTTTCATCTATGCAAGTTCAATTGTTGTTGCTATGCGTAAATTAAAATTGAAACTAGATGCCGACGGCAATAAGACTACAACTGTACAAGGTATTCGTGCAGCTTGTAAGATTATGAAAACTCGGTATGCGAAGCCGTTTGAAAGTGTACAGGTTGAGATTCCTTATGAAACAGGTATGAGTCCATATAGCGGTTTAGTCGACCTGTTCGAAGCAAAAGGGTTGCTCAAGAAAGAAGGAAACAGCCTTGTATACACTACCAAAGACGGTGAGATTATCAAGCAGTTCCGTAAGGCATGGGAACGCAATGAGAAAGACGGCCTAGATATTGCAATGAGCGACATTTCAAAACACGGTGAAATTTCCACTTCTGAGATAACTACTACAGTTGAATCAGACTTGGAGATCACAGAATGAAAGACGACTTAATTGCAGATATCTGGACGTTGGTAATTGAACACATTCCAGAGAAGCATAGAAAAGACTTAGCTGCCGATTTTGTTAACACACTATTAGATTACGGTATTAAAGAATCAACTCTTCAGAGCCTTTTGGGTGTTGATGCTTATCTTGATACCGCAATTGAATATGCTGTTGACGGTGAAGAAATTGTAGACGAGGAAGAAGAATACTACGACGAAGACGAGGAATAAATGAATTGGTATGACAAGGTTAGCAAAGATATTTCTCACATTCCCAATGCAGTGGCCTATTATGAAGCTGAGTTAATCGAAGCAAAACAAGATGTCCGCATAGCGGGAAACATTGAGAAGGCAAGTTCGCAGATGCCAGGCATTGTGGAAGAACGCTTTAATCAACTTCAAGAAATTGAAGGTATCCTTGAGTACTTAAACATTGAACTTCGTAGACTTCGTAGTCAACACTTTCGCAAATATCTCGAAAACTACCAACGTCAATTAAGTTCTAGAGACTGTGAAAAGTTTGTGGAAGGTGAAGCTGACGTGGTAGATTTTGAAAAAATTATCAACGACTTTGCCCTACTTAGAAATAAGTGGTTAGGTATCATCAAAGCACTTGATCAGAAACAATGGCATCTCAGCAATATTGTTAAACTACGAGTATCAGGATTAGAAGACGCATCATTATGAACATCTTAGTAACAGGCGGATTAGGTCTTATTGGCCACAATGTAGTAAGTAAATTAGAAGCACAAGGACATAGTGTTGTAATTACTGATACACAAACTAATTATGGAATTATTCCACAGCCAGAACTTGCTTATCTATTATCCGAGCGTTCTAAAAAAATAAAATCAAGTGAAGTTTATCTTATAGATATATGCGATCCAGTTGGCATGAATCGGTTATTTTCAAAATATAATTTTGATACCGTAATTCATCTTGCAAGTTTTCCTAGACAAAAAGTTGTTAATGCTAATCCTGCACTTGGCTCACGTACTATGAGTGAAGGGCTTCTTAATCTATTAGAACTAAGTGTAAAGTATAACGTAAAAAGATTTGTTTACACAAGCTCTAGTATGGTCTACGGTGATTTTAAAGATTTTATTAAAGAAGATGCAACGTGTAATCCGCAAGGACAATACGGCATTATGAAACTGGCGGGTGAGTGGTTAATCAAAGACTATACACGCAAGTATGGAATAGAACACATAATCTTTCGTCCAAGTGCAGTTTACGGACCACTCGATGTTGAAGACCGTGTAATTAGCAAATTCTTATTAACTGCT